AGCATTGACATGCCTGATGCAGTTCTTGTTGTTGATTGTACTCCTGTCGTACCGTGTGAGTAAGAAGGAATACCTGTTGCTTCATCAGCTAATTGTCTAAACCGATCAAACATCATTAAATTCTCTTGTGATGTATTTGGAAACTTAACTCCATGAATAGCCGCTCCTGGCTGCCCACTTTGTCTTCTAAATATTTTACCAGGAAATACTTTCATATCTTGACCTGGTACTAACATTGTTTCATCTACATCAAATATCAGATTACCTGACAGTGCCAAGTTATCAATTGCCATTCTTGCATGACCATTCATAACTTGTTGTGAGTCTTGCATATTTTCTGAAATACCTATTCCAAAAAATTGATAAGGGTTTAATTCATAAGGGCATACCATATAAGGAATACGTCTTGGTGAAAAAGGATTCTCAACTAAACGTAATATTTTATTTCCACATACCCATGCATTAACTGAAACAATATCTAACTCATCATCAAATTCTAAATTAAGTTGTTTTGCTATATCTTTAGTAACAACTCCCCAGTATTCTAAAACCTCAAATCTATTTTTGTAAAGAGTTGAGACATTTTCCCCATCATATAGTGAACTTTCAAATCCCCTTGCCTGATAGTTAGGTCCCATCTCCAAAGCTTCACGGATAGCCTCTGCCTTAAATAAAGGTTTTTTAGCTAAAGCCGCAAACTGTTCCCTGTTAAGAGAATGTCTTTGAATAACATACTCAGCATCATCCATACTTGTTGCATTTGGATCTGGGTACAAATTCCAGCAAGAGACAGCCTCAATAGAAGGAATTACTTTTGATTTCTCCATTGTTGCAGTCGCTCCTGTTTCTTTATCAGAGCTAAATGCGTACTGTGTTTTTTCTGTAGTAAACGGTCCTTTTAAAATACCCGTTCCTAATAATGCCATTTCAAAAAAGACATGTCTTAAAATTTTGATAGCTTCACTTTCTTCTAATTGATCGTGAATTAATTTTTGCATTTTACCTGCCGCTAAACTTGCAGGTTCAATTTGTGGCATTGATTTATTATCGGGTGCAGGTCCTTCTTCAAAACCTAAGTCTTTATAATTCTGTGCCACATCTTTCATTAAAGATTCAGCCGTTGCCCCTTTAGGTAAGCCACCCCCGTCTCCACTAAATCCATAAGGACTTTCGGGTTCAGCACCATTGCCACTACCATTGGCTTTAGCTTTTGGCTGATTCATTTTTGAAATGTAAGCGTATTCATCAATTCCTTCAGGAACTGGAGTTTCTGTAATCCCAATGGGGAACTTACCACTTGAGAATAGAACTTCTATAATCTGTCCATACGCTGCTAAAACTTTTGTCTTAGTAATCTTAACAAAAACTTTTGATTTTTCGTTTTCACGAAAAGCCATATCAGGACCATACAATCCTCTATAATTTCGATAAGCTTTAAGCCATCGTTTTTCATCATAGAGTCTTGAGTTTTCTGATTGTGTAAAGCGTTCTTTAATAAATCCAATAAATGGATCTAGATTATCTTTATCTGAAATTGCCATTAATCCTTTTTAAATTTTCCCGTAGGCTCTTTGACGTTTTTCTCTTTCAAGTCTTTTAATTCTTTTGCTGTTAAAGTAGGGTTACCACTTAACTCACGAGCTGTTGCTAAATCAACTTTAGAGTAACCTTTCATTTTAGATCCATCAATATTCATTTGAGATACATCCGCTACTAATATAGGATTTTCCATTGCTTTAGCTTTGTACTTATCCATAGTATTAAACTTAGCATGCTCATTAAGAACACTCTTATCGGGTCTAATAGCCATGACTAGTAATCTCTTTCTTCTGCTTTTTTAAAAATAGATGCGTCAACTTTTTCTTTTTTACCTAACGCTTGATCAGATCCTAGATCTCCCTGCTTAATCTTTTGATTAGAGTTCACTTCTAGTTTCTCATTAGGTCTTTTAGCAACGTCAGGTGAAAGATCACCTTGTTTTACTTTTCCTAAAATTGCTTCTCCTTTTGGGTATCCCATTCCTTCTGGCATAATTCTCTCCTTTTATGGTTTTGGTGGATAGTAATCTTTATTTTTTAAAAGATCTGTCTCACCATATTTTTTTTTATTTACTTTTTTCTGTTTTTTTAAAAATGAAGGAGTTGCTTTTATTCCACCCCAAATATTTTTAATCTTTTTCTTATACTTATCTGTAACTATTTTACTAGCTTCTTTTAAATCTTCTTTTAAGCTACTCATTAATAATCTTTTTCGTCAGCCTGTTTAAACAATGAATCTTGTACATGTTCTTTACCAGACTTTGTAATATACTCTCCACCCTTTTCTAAATCTAGATAATTTTTAGATTTACCTGTAACGGGAGCATGTTTATCAAAGTCAATATTCTTTGCTTCCTGATTTGGCTGTTTGCCTTCAGGTGCAGAACCAAGATCTCCTTGATTTACTTTTGCTTTTGGGTCAAATTTAGTTTCCATAATTGTTTCCTATAGTTTTATTTTTTTAATAGAGAGTACATTTTTTGTTGGTATTGTTGTGTACCCACCACCTTGTCTTATTTTACTATTATCTTCAAATATAAAATCTGCCATAACAATAGTAGTTTTCTCGTCATGCTTAACAAGCCATCCAACACTACAGCAAACTGCTGTTTTAGCTTTTTGAATATCAATAATATCTGCCCAACTGGCATCACCAACGATATCTTCCCAGTAGCAAGCTACTAATTGATAAGGAAAGTTTTTTCTATTAAGTTTTGGTAGTTTGATCTTTGTTCCCATTAATATCCAAATATTCTATCAACAGGGGTAAACTGTGGTTTAGGTCCTTTATTAAATTTTGCAGCATAGCTTGTGTGCATCGGTCTACTCATACAACCATATCTTAAAGCATCATAAGCGTGATCTTCTGCGTGTGTGTTAATATCTTCAGGATTATTATCATCTAAAGGTAGTGTAGGTAATGTTCTAATTAGATTCCTACAGTTAGAAAATACTCTAAGTCCTGGTTCTTTCTTAACGGTATCTGTTAATTTTAATCTTTTATGTATTTCAAGCTTACCACTGATTCTACTTCGGGGTGTTCTATCAGAAGGTCTCCAACGACATCCTACTTGAATCATGGTTTCTGCAATACTTGGACCTATGTCTCCACGTTTTGCCCATGTACTAGCGTCTAAGACCCCATAGCGTATGTATTCATCACGCTCTAGCTCAAGGACTTTTCGTGCAAATACATCAGCCGTAATTTTTTTGGTATATAATTCTCGATATATCCATAGATTATTATCATAATCAATAGCAAACCAAAGAACACAAGCAGGAGAAGCGTAGCCCCAGTCTGCAGCACGAAATTTTTGCCAACCCTTAGGAATTTCAAAAGGATCAACCACGTGTGTGTTTTTATTAAATTCTGGAAAAGATGAATCATCAAATGCGTCCCAATCCCCATCTAAAAACTGTTTACGTTGTACGTCTGGTAATGATGCCAGCATCGCATAGTAATCATCGGTCTGCATTAGATACGGATTGTCTTGTAATTTTGCAGGAATAAATCTTCGTGTAATGTACTTAACACCTTTAGGTGTTTTAATTTCTATATTAAAAGCTGTATTCGGAGTAACAGGATCAACAAACATTTCTCTTACCCATTGTGAACCTATGTTTCCTGGATTTCCTGTGGCTCTCATGTACACAGGTATATTAGGATCAACAGAACGTAATGATGATCTTAAAAAATTATATATATCTGGCGAATGATATTGTGGAAGTTCGTCTATTCCTATCCATGTGTATGATTGCCCTTGGTAGCGTAAAGCATCGGTCATGTTCTCTGCGTAACCGAATTCTATCTTTGCTCCTGATGGGAATCTCCACTCTTTTTCTTGTTCTCTCCATTTGGCTCCTGGAAAAGCTCTGCCATATAAACGTTGAGAATGAGTTATTAAGTCTCTCAACTCGGGCATTGTTCTCCGTAGTAATAAAGCTCTGTGGTGTTCCTTGTGGCAATAACGTAAGGGGTCTACTAACATTGCGTAGGATTTTCCCCCACCTCTTGCTCCACCGTAAAATACTTCTCTTTCTGAGGAAGCTAAGAAATCTGTCTGTGGACCCGAGTTAGGTTCAAATACGACTTCTTGTTTTTTAATATGCTCCTTAATGTTGGGAGAAGATGTCTCTATTACATCTGTGGTTAGTACTTGTTGTTCTGTTCCGTCTAACGCTTTATCAATGGTTAACAATTTAGTTTTAACATTTTCTGCGTGACGTTTAGCTGAACGAAGTGATTGCTCTGCTCGTGCAACTTTTGTGCGTGTTCGTGCTAAAATTAATTTAGCTGATTGCTTGGCTCTGGCTTTGACCTTCTTCTTTGGCTTTGGAGGTGCTATCTCGTCTAACTCTTTTTCTAAGTCCGACATAAGATATATACCTGCCTGCTTTTTTGGTTAACCATATTGCAACTTCTCTGTATGAACACGTTTTTAAAAAATTCTTTGCCTCTTCTAATGCTTGTAATTCTAATTCGATTGGTTCTATGTACTTCGTATCTTCTGCTAGTTTATATCCAAAGGGAATCGTTCTAGCTTTTCTTTTAATCTTCGACTGGAGTAACAATTGATTCCTCAGGTGTTTCTTTTGCAGGTAGTATAAATATACCGTGTACTGCTTTCATATTGATATCAAGTTGATCTTTCTTAACGATACCAATTCTGTCTAAGATCTGTTTGGCAGCTTCAAGACGAATATTAGCATGAGGAGTCGTGCCATCTTCGTCTAACATATTGACCATCTTTGTCGCAGCCCTAGCTGAATGAACAGCCAAATAGTTCTCTGCTCTCGAAACAATTTCTTGTTTCAAGTTACGCAAAACTTTAGGATAAGAATGACTTGAATATCCTGCCAACTCTCCCGCTTTTTTCGGATCGCCTTGGGCTTCTCCGAACAATGCGTTTAGAAACTTTTCCTGTGTATTGGTCAAGCTTTTTTCTTGAGTCTTTAGAATAGTAGAATCCATGTTTTGCATTTATCATTTCCATCATTTCTTTAAAAGGAAGATCGTTAAGGTTTTGTCTCAAGTTAAGATGATATACTATAAGATGATTTTTTCTTCTTCGTAATGTACTTAGATTTCTTTTCAGAACCTTTAAGCCCTGCTAAGTTCTTAGCTGAGTAACTCTTACCTTCGCCTTTTCTTTTTTCCATAGAAGCTATTCTTTTTTCTTTGATTCTTTTAGTTCTAGCTTCTTCGTAACCTGACTGTGTTTTATAGCCTGTTAACTTTTCTCTTAAGCTTTTTTTCTTCAACTCAGATGGTTTGCTTGTAAGATAGGTTTTTTTATTGAAAGTAAACTTATCTGCTCCACCACCTCGGGCTTTAGCATAAGCTGATTTAAATCCAGAATCTCCTAACATAGGAGGTTTACCAGAATATTTCTTAATTTTAGTATCAGAAAACTTATCTGCATACTTTTTCTTTTTCACAGTACCTGGACCTGTTCTTGTTCCAGTACCTGTATAAGCTTTCTTAACTGTATTTTTTTTCGAGTACACCTTTCCTGGTGCTTTACTCTTACCAATCGCTGGCATAATATTCTCTCCTCTAATTAATATAAGGGAACCCTAGGGAATTCCCAAGTATGTAAGTGCATATTAGTGATGACCGTTGTGCATGTATTATGCGTCCGTGTTTGTGTGTCCTTTTAATGTGCACTTGATTCTATTATACACACGAATATCAATTTTGTCAAGCACTATTTGTGGGTGCGGCATTATGTCTATACATAGTACTTGACAAAATCGTGAATGGGGTGTATAATATACCTATTAGGTATACGGGGG